CGTATGAGTACACATCTGTGTAGCCTCTACTCGCGAACTCGCGAACCTTACCCTCTTGGTCGAAAGTGGCATCCTGTGGAAAGAGCAAGTATTTGAAACATCCAATCATGGAGGGGTTTCAGGACGAAATTAGTCCAGTAATCCACTATCGCGATTGTCCGGACCTTGCCGGCGGCCTCATATAAATTATGAAGTCGTTGCAGGGTCGGGTTCTTAAATTGATATCCTCGGGTATTCATTCCGAAGAATCGATATAAGTAAGAATCAGAGAAAGCTCTGGTTTCTTTGCCCGCCGCAGATATGACCGTAAAAAGGCCATTAGCATCTTTGACCCCTTGTAAAACTTTATTATTGAGAGCGAACATTTTGGCAGTTAATCTGATATTTTTCCAAATATCGGGTTGACCTGTCGCCTCTAGCCACTCTCGGATATAATTCCGAGAGACTCCAGTAACTTCTTGGATGGCTTTCGCCGTCCAAGAGTTAGGACCCATGATGTCCAGATTTTCCTTGAAACCAGTTGCTTGGGACCCGGTCTTTTTAAAACCGAATCGGTCAAGTGCCTCCCAAAGGAAGGCATCTATTCCGGCTCCAAGCACAGTAACAGGGTGATTTGGTCCTGCATGAGTAGAGAAGAATGTTCCTTTAATCTTAAAGTTAGGCTCGGGGGCTGATGCTAGACGCAGCGTGTGCCAAAGGACCCCACAGAAGTCATGGAAAGCCTTGAGCAGGTTCGTGGGAAGTTCAGGGTGAGGTGAAGCAATTGTACCATCAGCTAGATGAGGTTCCTGCCAGGAGCCGAGGAGGCCTTTATAAGAGAACAGCATTGACGTCCAAATATGGATGTAATGCTTATTCCCGAACCGAATACCGGCTCGTACAATTCTAGGCAAAGCAGCAGGAAGACCCTTCTGAAGACGGATTCTAAATCCAAGATCTTCAGTTGAAGTCAACCGTCTACCTCCAAGGTAGGCATTGACAACAAATAGCATGATTTTCAATCTTGCTATGAGATGGTTTATACCGTTGTTCCTAAGAATGACCGAAAGAAAAGCTCCGAACGAATATCGTTCGTTTTTCTGGACAGTGGACAGTTGTGAGCCACGGCTCCACCATGACACTAAGTCATGCCATGTATGGAACCACTGAGCTACGTTTTCACGCGTCAGTCCGATCATCGAAATTCCGATCTCGCCCTTAATTGTGGAACGGGTTGCTTTCACCTTCGAAAAGAAGGG